GCAAGAGTAGAGCTATGGAAAAATTTAATTTAACAGAAAAAGATTTACCTTACTTTAGGACTCTACACTCTTTTTGTTTTAATTTGTTAGGACTAAAAAAAGAAAATGTAATGCAAGAAAAAGATTACAGAGACTTAGGTAAAGACATACAAATAGAGTTTGAAGGTATTCGTTATGATAATGACCACGAGGGCGTATTACATTCAAAAGATCCTTACATATCGCTTATAAGTCTCGCTAGAAATAAAAGAATATCACCACTAGAATTGTATAACCGTAATGGTAATAATTATAATATAACTTACGATAAGTTAGAAATAATAGATAAAGAATTATACAGATATAAAAAACATAAAGGTCTAATAGATTTTATTGATATGTTAGAAAAATTTTTAGATCAGGGTGAAAGCCCTAAGTTTGAAGTTATATTTGTAGATGAAGCGCAAGATTTAAGTTTAATTCAATGGGACATAGTTAAAAAATTAGAAAAAAGCTCTAAACAATCCATAATAGCAGGTGACGATGACCAAGCTATTTATAAATGGAATGGTGCTTATCCAGAAAACTTTATAAATTTAGAGGGGGAAAAGATTATATTACAACAATCTTATAGAGTTCCTAAAAAAATTTTTAACGTAGCAAACTCAATAATTACAAAAGTTAAAAATAGAGTACAGAAAAATTGGATACCTAAAGAAGATTTAGGTGATGTAAAATATCATTGGGAATTAGATAAGGTAGATTTGTCTAAGGGTGAGTGGTTAATTTTAGCTAGGACTAATTTATTTTTAGAAAAGGTTGCTTACTACTTAGATCAAAACGGCTACTATTTTCAAAGAAGAAACTCAACACCAAGAATACAAAACATATATGCACTAATAGAAAATTGGAACAAATTAAGAGAGGGTACACCTCTACATTATAATGATTATAAAAAGATAACTAATAAGATGAGTAAAAATGTAGATGTTAAAAAAATGAAACCAATGTCTAAAGAAAATTATTACGACATTGATACTTTAAAAGCTAATTATGGTTTAAAAACAGACGATGAGTGGTATAAGGCTTTTGACGATTTAGGTGATGATGAAATTAGAAAAATACAGAAATTAATACAGAGTGGAGAAGACTTGTCAAAAGAGCCTAGAATTAAAATATCAACTATTCATGGTGTAAAAGGTAATGAAAGAGATAATGTAATATTACTAACAGACTTGAGTAATGCTGCATACAATAAATATCTAGACGACCCAGATGATGAACATAGACTATTTTATGTTGGTGTTACAAGAGCTAAGAAAAAATTAAATATAATTTATCCAAAAACAGAAAGAGGTTATGACATATGACAAATAAAGAAATATTTAAAGGAGTTACATATGAATCATTAGAAAAACAAGTTGGCGGAAAACATTATGCAAAGATGAAAATTCAACCAGCAGAGTTTATAAATGAGAATAAGTTGCTTTTTGCAGAGGGCAATGCTATAAAATATATTTGTAGGCACTCTGTAAAGGGAAAGGAAGAAGACATTAAGAAAGCAATACACTATTTAGAAATGATATTGGAGAGAGATTATTCGTGAGTAGAAAACTAAAAGTTTTAGATTTATTTTCAGGTATCGGAGGATTTGCTTTAGGTTTAGACTCAACAGGTTTTTTTGAGACAGTAAAATTTGTTGAGAAAGATAAATACTGTCAGAAGGTTTTAAGAAAAAACTTTCCTAACATACCAATCGAGGAGGATATAAAAAATGTCGAAGGAAAAGAATACTCAGCAGATGTCGTTGTGGGAGGGTTCCCATGTCAACCCTTCAGCGTCGCAGGAAAACAAAAAGGCACAAACGATGACCGCTATCTCTGGCCAGAAATGCTTAGACTCATTAGGGAGATCAAACCCGAATTCGTTATTGGGGAGAATGTGCAAGGCCTTGTTAACCTCCAAAACGGCATGGTACTCAGACAGGTGCAAGACCAGTTGGAAAGTGAAGGTTTCGAAGTCCAATGTTTCCTTATTCCAGCTTCAGGCATCGGTGCTTGGCACCAAAGGTACAGAGTCTGGATTGTGGGCCACTCCCAACACAATGGATTACTTGCCGCCGAGAAGCGCTGCAGGGACGAAAAAGATTATGGAGGGTCACAGAAAGGGAAGAACGAGACCGTCAAATTTGAGAGAACAAGTGGATCCAGAGACAATGAAGATGTATCCAACACCGAACGCAAGAGATTGGAAAGACACAATGAACACAGTTCCACCCTCAGTAGGGAAAACGAGAGGTCACAGTTTGGGTCAACGAATAGCAGCAGATCAAGTGAGAATGTATCCGACACCGAGATCATCGGGACAAGAGAATCCAGAAACATTAATCAAGAGGAAGGGAATGAAAGCAGCAGCTCAACACAATCTAACAGCAGCAGTGAAGATGTTTCCAACACCGACAGTGGGATGCGAGGAGGGTGGAGAACAATCGGAGAGAGTAGAGAGAACAAAGTCTGGAGGTTTTATTCTGAGGAAGAAAAACAAACCAGATTCGACATTCGGAGCGAAACTATCGGACGCGATGCTGTATCTGGAGAAGATGTATCCTACACCGAGCACGAGGGATTACAAGGGGGGCAGCGGAACAATAAAGGAGAAGGACGGCAAATACTATCGCCAGAGCAACAAAACGGGGACGAAGTACGGAGTGAGACTGGACGCATTGATGGAGTACAAAGAGAGGATGTATCCGACACCAGCTCAAAGAGATTACAAAGACGTGACCCTAAGCGAGAGCTACAAGAACAGAAATTCGGATTCTCTTCCAATCAAAATGATGAAACAAAACAAACCTGGTGGCAAATTGAATCCGACCTTTGTGGAGTTCCTAATGGGATTTCCTATGAATTGGACAAAGACAGAGCCAACAGAATCAAAACCCTTGGAAACGCAATCGTCCCACAAATCGCAAGAGAGTTCGGACTAGCAATTAAAAAGGTTCTGTCAGATGAAGATATTATTTAAACCTCAAACAGAGTGGCTGCCACCTGAAGAGTTCAAAGATCTATCGAGTTACGATGAGATAGCAATCGACTTAGAAACCAAAGACCCAAATTTAAAAACTATGGGATCTGGCTCTGTAACCGGTCAAGCAAAGATAGTTGGTATAGCTTTGGCGGTGGAAGGTTGGTCAGCATATTACCCAATAGCTCATGAAGGTGGGGGTAATATGGATAGGAAAAGAGTAATGGATTACTTTAGAACCATTCTAAACTATCCTTCTAAGAAGATATTTCATAATGCTATGTATGATGTATGCTTTATTAGGGCTGAGGGGCTAAAAATTAATGGTCAGATCGTAGACACCATGATTGCAGGCTCTCTCGTCAACGAGAATCGCTTTCGTTACGATTTGGGTAGTATGGGTCGTGATTACCTCGGAAAGGGCAAAAATGAGGCTGTTTTGACCGAAACTGCAAAGGAATGGGGCATAGACCCTAAATCTGAGATGTATAAACTACCTGCTATGTATGTTGGTGAGTATGCAGAGCAAGACGCTAAACTAACCTTAGAATTATGGCAAGAAATGAAGAAACAAATATTAATGGAGGAGGTTAGTTCTATCTTTGAATTAGAGACAGAACTTTTTCCTTGCCTCGTTGATATGCGTTTTTTAGGTGTTCGTGTAGACACTGAAGCAGCTCACAAACTAAAAGACAAACTAGTAGCAGAAGAAAAAGAATGCTTACAAAAAGTAAAAAAAGAAACAGGAGTAGATACTCAAATATGGGCGGCAAGGAGTATTGAGAAAGTTTTTCAAAAACTTCACCTACCTTATGACCGAACGAAAAAAACAGATTCTCCATCATTTACTAAAAATTTTTTACAAAACCATGAACACCCAGTTGTTAAACAAATCGCTAGAGCTCGTGAAATAAATAAAGCTCACACAACATTTATAGATACCATATTAAAACATTCACATAAAGGACGAATACATGCTGAGATAAACCAATTAAGATCTGATGTTGGTGGTACAGTTACCGGTAGATTTAGTTATTCTAATCCAAATTTACAGCAAATACCTGCACGGAACAAGGAACTTGGACCAATGATTAGATCTTTATTTATACCTGAAGAGGGTCATACTTGGGGTTGTTTTGATTACTCGCAACAAGAACCAAGGCTCGTAGTTCACTATGCTGCACTCGATGGATTGTATGGTGTTCAAGAAGTTATTGATGCATATAAAGATGGAGAAGCTGATTTTCATCAAATTGTAGCTGAGATGGCAGACATACCAAGGTCTCAAGCTAAAACTATTAATCTAGGATTATTCTATGGTATGGGTAAAAATAAACTACAAGCAGAGTTAGGTATCAATGAAGATAAGGCTAAAGATTTATTTAAACAATACCACAACAGAGTGCCTTTTGTTAAAACTTTGATGGATAGTGTTATGAGGAAAGCATCTAATAACGGTAGAGTTAGGACTTGGTTAGGACGTAGATGTAGATTTGATTTATGGGAACCTAATCAATATGGTATTCACAAAGCCTTACCACATGAAGCAGCGTTAGCGGAACACGGACCAGGGATCAGAAGAGCTTACACATACAAAGCTTTAAATAGATTAATACAAGGTAGTGCAGCAGACATGACTAAAAAAGCAATGGTTGAGTTACACAAAGAAGGTATTACACCACATATACAAGTGCATGATGAACTTGATATATCTGTCAGTGATAATGCAGATAAAATAAAAGAGATTATGGAGTCTGCGGTTGGGTTAGAAGTGCCTGTTAAAGTGGACTATGAATCTGGTTTAAATTGGGGTACAATTAAATGAGGAGTTTTTATGGCTTATTTAAATGCGAATATACCAGTGGAGTACGCTCAAATAAGAAGAGAGTATCTATATGATCTTAAAAAACATCATGGAGAAGTTGAAGACTGTATTATATTTGGTGTTACATGTATCACTGGGCGTGCTTTATTATTTCATGCTATTATGGAAAACGGTGCAATCTTTTATCGTCTCCCAATTAGTGCGTTTATTCAGAGGGGATTTAAACCAGATTCCGTCCCAAGGCGTAGACTTGATGAACTTCAGCTTTGGAATTCTTTTAGTTATTATCCTGCTGTTACTAGTTGGGACATCCTAGAATCACAATCGGGAAAATACATTGGTAAAGATAAAAAATGGCATTGGGGTCGTTATTTATTTACTGTTGACTTTGCACATCCAGAGCCTAATATACTAGACACTGAT